TAAAAATTCAGAAATGATGAGAGAAAGAGTAAACCTGGCACAACAGTTAGAAGGTTATGTTGGTAAGTATTTCTCTAACGAATATATAAGAACAAAAATACTAAAACAAAATGAACAAGAAATTGAAGAAATTGATAAACAAATTGAAGATGAGGCTGCTTCCGAACAACCTCAAACTGAAGAGGAACCTCAAACAGAGGAACCAAAAGAAAAAATCTAAAGTCACAAAAGAACCTGATACAGGTTGGAGTGGCATAGTATAGGAGATAAATATAGTTATGAGTAAAGAAAATTTAGACAAATTCGTTAATTCACTTGAAAAGGGAGATAACAAACAAGCAGGAGAAGACATTAGAAATGCTCTTGCTGATAAAGTTAGCTCTGCTTTGGATGATGCTAAAGTTGATGTGGCAAAATCAATGTTTACAGGTCAGCGTGGAGTAGAAGTTCCAGAAGCTAATCCATTTTCAGGAAATGATGCTGCAGCTGAAACACCAGAGGTAGCAAGTGATGAAGTGGCTCAGTAAATTTAAAACTGAAAACATTACTGAAGGAAACGATTACAAACGTACTAGGCAATACAATAAGTTATCGCCTAAAATGAAACGTGCTGTAGATATGGTCTTTAGAATGGCCGATAAGTCTGCTGACGTTATTAAAGATTTTGAAAAAAATGTCAATACTGCTTCAAAACAGTATGGCGTAAGTAAAGATGATTTAATGAATTATTTTGATAAAGAAACATTAACAATTTTAAGAAGGTAAAAAAATGTCACAAACGTTTATAGTAAAAGGCAGTTCTATAACAGACCCAAGTCAAAACACTATTGGTAATGCTAACTTTGTAAGAGTACACGCAACAGCAAATACTACTTTAACAGTTACAGACGGTGATAGTTCAGTTTTAGGTTCTGTTTATATTGCAAGTGGAGACACAGTAATTATCGAAAAAGCACCTAAAGATAAAATTACTTGTGCTGATTCAAGAGCATCTGCTGTCGGTTCACCGAGAAGTTAATATGGCAATTACGTCAACAACATTAGTTGACGATAGTTTTAAAACTATAGTCAAGGCTTCAGGCATTGGTAATGAAACTAAAAGTGTTTTGTTAGATGCTTCTGAATTGTTAGGCGCAACGGCAAGTCCAAACTTGTCAATTGCAAAAATATATTATGAAATACAAGGTTCAGGTACTTTAACATTTTATTTTGATGCTGAAACTGACGAAGAGGCATACTCTATCACAGGTAAAGGCGTTTATGGTTTAAGAGTAAATGAACCTAAAATAAAACAAGGAGATACAGGTGTTACATTAACAAATCCTACTGGAGATGTGTTGATAACAACTGATAATAATTTAACAAGATATAATTTAGTAATTGAATTTATAAAAGAAAAAGGTTTTACAAATGGCTGATACAGTTTCATCACAAGTTTTAACAGACACTACAGGTGTTAAATACGCTGTTAAATTAACAAATTTTTCTGATGGTACAGGAGAAACTTTAGTTAAAAAAGTTGATGCTTCAGAAACAACTTTTATGACCGAAGACGGTAATCGTAAAATATCAAAAATTTTTTGGTCTATTAACACAGCAAATCCAAAATCTGCTGTTGAAATAATATGGGAAGGTGCAACAAATGCTACCGCAGTTTTGTTGAATGGTCAAGGATTTTGGGATTTACGTGCTGATGGTAATGAAATAACTAACAATGCAACAACACCTACAGGTGATGTTTTACTATCCACAAAGAATTTTGCAAACGGTGATAATTATACGATTTTAGTGGTTTTCAGATAATAATTTGTATAAATATTAGAGAGAAATTAGAGATAGATACAAATGAAGTTAATTACCGAAGAAATAGAACAAGCAGAATATATTGTAGAAGAGGCTGGTAATGGAAAGAAAAACTATTCCATTAAAGGTATCTTTATGCAATCTGACGTGAAAAATAGGAATGGAAGAATCTATCCTAAAGAGATACTTCAAAAAGAAGTAGCAAGATATAATAGAGAGTTCATCAACAAAAGTAGAGCATTTGGCGAACTAGGACATCCAGACGGCCCAACCGTCAACCTAGAAAGAGTATCGCATATGATAAAAGCTCTATATCCAGAAGGCAATAATTTTATAGGTGAAGCACGAGTACTCGATACCCCATATGGAAAAATAGTGAAAAGTTTAATTGATGAGGGTGCAAGACTTGGAGTTTCAAGTAGAGGAATGGGCACACTTGCAAATGTAGGTGGTGCTAATGTAGTCAAAGACGATTTTTACCTTGCAACCGCAGCTGATATAGTTGCAGACCCTAGCGCTCCAGACGCTTTCGTAGAAGGCATTATGGAAGGCAAAGAATGGGTTTGGGATAATGGGATTTTGAAAGAAGCAGAGGTTAAAGAATTAAAGTTACAGGCAGAAAGTAAAGAAAGAATGGCAAGAGCAGAAAAGAATGCTCAAGTCTTTGAATCTTTTCTTAAAAAACTGTAATTTTATAAATAGTAATTGACACTTTCCGATAGGAATGGTGTATTATTGCAATAATAACAACTAAAAAACTATTGAGGAGATAGAACAATGGCTGATAATACTGTGGCAAATTTGCCAACTAAAAACGCCGCTCCAGCTGAACCAGCAAAGTCGTTGGCTGCAACTGTACAACAAGTAATTACAAAAGCAGTTACAAGTCCGACTGATGCTAAAATAGATTTCGCACAAGGGGTTAACCACATTACTGGTGACCCACACCAAAAAAGTGCAGGTCAAGCTGATGCTATGCAATCTCTAAAAGCAGAAAAAGAAGCAGACAAAGAAAAAGAACAAGTTGCTGCTGCCTATGAAGCTGATGAGAAAAAAGACGAAAAAGAAAAAGAAGATATGAAAGAGGCAGAATACGCTGATAAAAAAGATGATGAGAAAAAAGAAGTGAAAGAAGGCGAAATGCCAGCTGGTCTTAAAAAGTACCTAGACAAAAAGAATGGTAAAGAAGATGAAAAGTCTGAGGAAAAAGAAGACGAGAAGAAAAAAGATATGAAAGAAGCTGAAGACAAGAAAAAAGACGAAAAAGAAATGTCTGAAGCTGAAGATAAAGAAGACAAGAAAAAAGACGAAGTAAAAGAAGAGTCTGAAACTGTATCAGAAGCAGAACATGGTGATAAAGAAAAAGAAATGAAAAAAGAAATGACTGCTAAAGATAAAGTAAAAGACATGGATATGAAAGAAGACGTTGCTGCTTTAACTGATGGTGAAGAACTATCTGAAGAATTTAAAGCAAAAGCGGCTACAATATTCGAGTCTGCTGTTAAAGCAAAACTTGTCGAAGAAATAGAAAATTTAGAAAGCGAATACGAAACAAAAGTTAACGAAAAAGTTTCTGAAGTTAAAGAAGAAATCGTTGAAAAAGTTGACGCTTATCTAAACTATGTTGTCGAGGAGTGGATGAAAGAAAACGAATTGGCAATAGAAAAAGGCTTAAGAAATGAGATTACTGAAGACTTTATCGGTGGTCTTAAATCTTTATTTGAGTCTCACTACATTGATGTTCCACAAGAAAAATTTGATGTAATTGAGAATCAAGCTGCTGAGATAGAAAAGTTAAAAGAAGAAGTTAACAAAACTATCGAAAAGAACGTTGAGTTAAATCAGAAAATCGGTGAGTTTGCTAGAGAAGACATTATCAATGATGTGTCATCTGACTTGGCAATTACTGAATCTGAAAAACTTAAAGGTTTAGCAGAAAGTATTGAATATAAAGACGCTGCAAGTTTTAGAAAAAGTGTAGAAACATTAAAAAATTCTTACTTCCCTAAAACAAAGGCGAGTGATAACGAATCTAATGAAGTAGCAGAAAACAATGCTGGTTCTGATATGAATTTATCTGAATCAATGGCTGCATATACTGCTGCAATTAGTAAAACAAAGAAAAATCCTTACATTAAGTAAGGGTTAGTTAACTAACTAATAAGGAGAGATAGAAAAATGTTTTTATCTGAATCAATACAACAAAAGTGGCAGCCCGTTTTGGATCATCCAGACCTTCCAGAGGTTAAAGATGCTTACAAAAGAGCCGTTACTTCAATGGTATTGGAGAACCAAGAAAAAGCGTTAAAAGAAGATGCTGCTTTCTTATCAGAAGCTGCGCCTTCAAACGCAACTGGTGCTTCAATACAAAATTGGAATCCTATTTTAATTAGCTTAGTAAGAAGAGCAATGCCTAACCTTATCGCTTACGATATTGCAGGCGTACAACCTATGTCAGGACCAACTGGTTTGATATTTGCTATGAGAAGCAGATA